GCGAAATCTACTAGATAGCAGATCCCGCAATTGGAACCAGTCGCTCCACAACTGGTTTGATGAACTTGTCTCGGTTACGCAACTACCGTTGCGCGAGACTTTGACTCTCTTGTCGAAGTCACTTGTTGAACAGAAGGAAGTCTCATGTTCCCTATATGAGGCAGAACAGGTCCTTGTGTTTCTTAAAGTCCAGGTGGACCTTCTTGAAATCTACTATCCCAATGTGGGGAGGCAGATTAAGGCGGCGAATCTTTTGGAGTGCATGGAACTGAGTCTAGGCCATAACGAGATCGAGACCACAAAATTAATAAAGTATTATTTTTGTGCAGTCTGCTCACTGGCTTTCAACTCAAATGCATGTCCAAAGAAACCTCCCGCAAAGAGGGTGTGCACTAGAATCCTTCCCATCCCTGGGAAATGGTATTATGCAGTCTACCGAAGACTTGCGAAGCACGGGGGAAAGGCATCCGCCTTTGCAGCCAGTATGTTCCTGTCCCGCTACGCTGCTGTTCCTGTGCCAGAGTCTTTCATTGATGAAGCCGATCGCGGCTACCTGAACAAAATCTCACAGGTTGCATCTGAGAAGCTCTATCCAGTAGAGTCCATTCTTCATGCAATCCGGCCCCTTGGGAAGTCAAGTTTCAACGCTCTGGTACGGGCGTCTTCCCAGTGCCTCTCAGCCTCTTCCGTCTCCGAAAAGCATCGGCACGGACAGATGGGTGTCATTCACGATCATTCTCCCAAGATCCACTGGGAGTGTCGCAAAGAGTCCTATACGGGTATCTGCCCTGCTCCATACTTTGCCTACTCCTTGTCTCTCCATGATTTACCTAGCGGTAAGGCTACTCATCTGAGTGAGCCCCTCAAGGTCCGTTCCATCACCACAGAAGGTGCATGGGAGTTCTTTGCAGGAAAACCGTTCCAGAGTGTAATCGCAGACAAGCTGAAAAAACATCCGAACACGGTGTTTGGTAGGGAAGTGTCCGAGCAGGACATCGAGGACCTGGTAGGGCGGTCAAGGGCGTATTACGGTGACGAGGAGGAGCTATTCTTCCTATCTGGTGACTATGAAGCTGCCACAGATAATCTCTCACCTGAACTGTCGAGGCTTGTTGATTCCTATATGATCCAACACATGAACCTGAATTTCCAAATTCCTGATTGTAAGCAAACTGCTGCGTACCTCTGGGCCTCTATGGCCAGAGTCTATGAGTATGTTCTTGCTGAAGATCGGGGACCGGATACGACGGTGAATGCTTGGGTACTAGTCAATATTGCCTTCAGAGCCATGATCGAAAAAAGCGAACTCCCACTTACGGATGTCTTAACTGCCAGAGACGGCCTTTGGAAAGGCCGTGAGGTGACTTCAACACATTCTGATACTGTCGTTCAACAGCGAAGTGGTCAGATGATGGGCGACATTAAGTCCTTCCCTGTGCTGAACATCATCAATATGGCGTTATGGGAGAAAGCGAATGAAAATCAGAGGCGTCTGGTTACTGTGGTTTCCGAGGACTGTATCTCAACCAGCAGACGGACATATTCTCAAAGAGCACCTTGCCTCTCTAATGGTGACGACTTTCTGGCCTGTTCCCCTCTGAGGGTGATAGAGCGTTGGTTTGCGTTGGCACGCGAATTCGACCTTGTCCCCTCGATTGGGAAGACCCACGTCAGTAAGCACGTTGCGCAGATCAACTCTACGAACTTCAAGAGAGTGGGGGCAAACTGTGTTAAGATCAAAGCACTTCCGATGCATATCGTTTATGAACTCCCTAGGGATAAACCTGTGGATCAATGCATCAACTTTGCCATCAAGGACAAACCGGAACTCCTGAACAAAATCATCTTCTACAATCGGAGACGGATTGAAGAGGTGACAGGTGGTGGCTTAGTGAACTTGTGTCTTCCCACGTGGATGGGGGGTCTTGGAGTCAAGTCCGAGCCGAAGAGTATCACGGCGAGACAGTTGGCAATTGCATGGAATAACGTTCTGTGCGAGAAACCGGCTATCCAACCGAGGTATGATTGGCTCCCTTTTTCAAAAAAGAAGGAGAAGGGCGTGATGAAGATTGACCTCTCGTGTCATAAACCACGAGGCGTGGGGATCACTCAGGTCGGCGGAAACGAGCATTTCTTGGAAACCTATCTAACAGACAGGGAAACTCGTGACCTGAAAGGAAGTGACTGGATCTCTTGCATGTCGCGGTTACGGTATAAGGATCGAAACGGAAGGGTAAGGCTCAGGCCTGCCTATTTCAAGTGTTTCGCTAGTGTATCAAACCGATGGATCCGGGACGGGGGTCGGCTGCTCGAGCGTGGCCGATTGCCCCAACATGCAAAGACTGAGGATGTACTAATTAAGGGCGTGAGGAGGAG